GAAAAAGCGAAGGAAACCTAATGGCACTGACGACATACACCGAGCTGAAGGCGTCGGTTGCCGACTGGCTAAACCGCACCGACCTGACCAGCGTTGTCCCGGACTTTATCGCTCTGGCCGAGGCTCAGATCGAGCGCACGCTGCGCACCCGTCAGATGATCGTGCGCGCTACCGCGTCGATTGATACGGAATACAGCGCTGTGCCGGCTGACTTTCTGGAGACCAAGTCGATCAAGCTGAATACGAACCCGGTAACGGCGCTCACGTTTGAGTCTATCGACGCTCTGGATAGCCTTAAATCTACAACCTATATATCTGCGGGTAAACCCCAGTATTTCGGCATTGTGGGCGGCCAGATCCGCGTGCTGCCGGTGCCGGACAACACCTACACCGCAGAGCTGATTTATTACGCGAAACTGACTAAGCTGTCTAATTCTGTCGCATCGAACTGGCTGCTTGCGCAGGCACCGGACGTCTATCTTTACGGCTCGCTCATGCAGGCCGCGCCGTATTTGAAAGATGATGCCAGAATCCCGGTATGGGCTGCGATTTACACTCGGGGCCTCGAGGAGCTGCAGATTGCCGACGACCGTGGCGCTACCTCTGGCGGTGCCGTGATGATGCGGGCCAGGACTTTCGGATAAGGAGTGTTTTAAATGTCATCGTTTACCGACTACACCGAGAACCTGGTTCTTAACTGGCTTCTCACCACCAACAGCGCAACCCGTCCCACGGCGTGGTTTATTGGCCTGTTTACGGCTGCCCCGTCCGACACGGGCGGTGGCACGGAGGTGTCTGGCAACGGTTATGCCCGCAAGGCAACCGGCACGATTACCGTGTCGGGCACGTCGCCCACCAATGCCACGAACTCGGCCGCGATTGAATTCGATGCTGCTTCTGGCGGTAACTGGGGCACCATTGGCTGGGCTGCGATTTTCGACGCATCTACCGGCGGCAATATGTTGGCTTGGGCGGCTCTTACGACGTCCCGCACAATTAACGACGGCGACGTTCTGCGCATTCCGGCCGGCGATCTGGACGTGACCTTGACCTAATCATGGCTGCCTACGGCGTAGGGTCATATGGCGTCGGCCAGTATTCGGACCCGAGGGTCGGCTACGGCTATGGCTCTTACGGCGTAGGCAACTATTCTCGAGGCTCGTTTGAGCCAAGCCTGACGATTGCGGCTGTCTCATCGGCGACTATCTCGTCGGTGCGTTACGCCATTGGCGTCGTCTCTATCGCGGCCACCTCCACCGCAGCAGTTTCCGCTGCCGCCGTTCGCAGCGCCTCGTTTAGCGTCTCGGCCTCGTCTTCGATGGCGGCCGCGGCTAACGTCGTCAAGGCTGCGTCGGCTCAGATTACCGCTCAGTCGGCGGTTTCTATCAGCGCCCTGCGCTACGCCGTAGGCGCCTTCTCCGTCGCCGGCGCCTCGTCGGTCAGCTTTGCCGCGGTGCGGTATGCGATTGCCTCGTTTGCCGCGAACGACGAAAGCGCGATGTCGGTCTCGGCGGTCCGGGTGCCTTTGGTTAGCATCCTGATTGACGCCTGGGCAGACATGACGGTGAGCACCAGCGTCATCGTCAACCAGGCGGTGACGATTAACGCCGAGTCGGCAGTTTCCATTAATGGCGTTCGAGTCCAGCCTGGCGCGATTTTCATTGCATCTAGTTCTGGCATGAACATCAATGGTGTTCTAAAATGGGTGCCAGAATCTGACACGGCAGAAACATGGACGAGCATCCCGGACACAAGCGAGGTCTGGACTGCGGTTTCTGGCGAATCGACAAGTTGGGTCGCACAAGACGACACCGCAGAAACTTGGACTCCTATTTCCGAAAACTCTGAAACGTGGCAGATTGCTGCATGAGGTGATAAATGGCCGATACAACTACCACTAATCTGCTGCTGACTAAGCCTGAAGTCGGTGCGTCCACGGATACCTGGGGCACCAAGATCAACAACGACCTCGATACCATCGACGCGCTGTTTGATGCCGGTCCCATTTTGAAGATTACTAGGGGCGGGACTGGTGGGTCCACGGCATCGGCTGCTCGCACGGCCTTGGGATTGGCAATTGGCACTGATGTCCAAGCCTACGATGTTGACACCGCAAAGACCGACGTGGCGCAGAGCTTCAGCGCAGCCCAGCGCGGAACCATCTCGGCTCTGACGGACGGCGCGACCATCACGCCCAACTTCGCGCTGGCCAACAACTTCAGCGTGACCCTGGGCGGCAACCGCACGCTGGCCAACCCGACGAACCTGACCGCTGGCCAGCACGGCGTGATTGTCATCACCCAGGACGGCACCGGCTCGCGCACGCTGGCGTATGGCAGCAACTTCAAGTTTCCCGCTGGCAGCGCGCCGACGCTGACCACCACGGCAAACGCGGTGGATGTGCTGGCGTACTACGTCGAGAGCGCCAGCCGCATCACCGCTCGCCTGATCGGAGACACTAAGTGAGCGCCATGATCGGCAACCCGCTGCTGCTGGCTGATGAGGGCTACCAGATCAGCCGCTCGGTGCGGCTGCGGTCGAGTGCGTCGGCGTATTTCAACCGCACTCCTGCGAGTGCTGGGAACCGCAAAACGTGGACATGGAGCGGGTGGTGGAAGTTAGGGCCAACCGCTCCAGCGAATGGCGGGACATTATTTTCTGCGGATAACGGTTCTGGAAACTACACCGTATTGCTTCATGCCACTGGCGGCGCTATTGAAATGCATAACTCCGTCTCTGGAGTTGGTGGATCTAACTTTATTTCTAGTGCCGTGTTTCGTGATCCATCATCTTGGTATCACGTTGTAATGGCGGTGGACACCACACAAGCAACGCTTGCAAACAGAGCAAAGTTGTACATCAATGGGGTTCTGCAAACGTGGGGAACAAATGGTGGAACGGCATGGGATCAAAACCGTGATACATGGGTAGACGGCACAAATTCTCACTATCTTGGTCAAGAGCCTTTGTTTGGTAGCAGCGCCCGTCTCGACGGCTACCTAACCGAGATCAACTTCATCGACGGCCAAGCCCTCACGCCCAGCAGCTTTGGCGAGACCGATGCCATCACCGGCGTGTGGAAGCCCAAGAAGTACACCGGCTCCTACGGCACGAACGGCTTCTACCTGAACTTCAGCGACCCGTCTGCTGCCACCGCTGCGGCCATCGGCAAGGACTACAGCGGCAACGGCAACAACTGGACGCCCAACAACATCAGCGTGACTGCTGGCTCGACCTACGACTCCATGCTGGATGTGCCGACGCTGTGGGCTGATGGCGGGAATGGGCGGGGGAATTACTGCATTCTGAATGCGCTGTCCAGAATGGGCACACCAACCAACAGCGCGGCCAACCTACAGACAAACCTTGCGACCAGCAGCTTAATCAACGGCTCGCAAGTTGTGTCGTCTGGGAAGTGGTACTACGAGGCGCAGTTCACTAGCGGCTCTGATGCCTTCATCGGATGGAACCGCGTTGATTTACAGACTGGCACTGGCAACGCATTCCAACAAGCTGGCTCGCTCCTTTATTTGTCGAGCAACGGAAACCGATACAAGGACGGCGACGGGGGTGCCTCTTATGGAGCGTCCTATTCAACGTCGGATGCCATTGGGTGCGCTATTGATCTTGATGCTAATCAGGTCACTTGGTACAAGAACAACGTATCACAGGGCACAATTTCAATCGTCGCAGGCAACTACGCACCATCCTTGGCGACGGGTGGAACCGCCTGCAACTTCCTCACCAACTTCGGCCAGCGCCCCTTCACCTACACCCCGCCCACCGGCTTCAGGGCGCTGAACACGCAGAACCTGCCGGAGCCGTTGATTAAGAAGGGCAACCAGTGGTTTGACGCGACGCTGTATCAGAGCGTGGGCGCATCGCAAACCGTAGTGAACTCCGGCCCCATGCAGCCCGACCTGGTGTGGGTGAAAGACCGCACGGGCGCGAACAACAATTACTGGGTTGATGCCGTTCGCGGCACTGGCAAGGCGCTGTTCTCCAACCTTACCAATGCCGAATCTACTGACACAAACACGATCTCCGCGTTCAACAGCAATGGCTTTTCGATCAACGGAACTTCGCCAAACCTGAACACAAGTAACAACAACTACGTCGCATGGCAGTGGAAAGAAGGCGCGACCCCCGGCTTTGACATCGTGACGTATAACGGATCGGGCGGCAGTCAAAACGTGGCGCACTCGCTTGGTGTTGCGCCGAGAATGATGATTGTCAAATCTCGGAGCACTGCTGGCACCGCTTGGCCTGTATACCATGCGTCGCTTGGCAATACGCAGGTTGTCACGCTGAACACGACATCTGCGACTGCAACCGTTGGAGTCTGGGGCAACACCACTCCGACAAGCTCTGTGTTCACTGTTAGCGATGCTGGCGCGACTAACGGAGACACAAACTTCTCTGGACGCACCTACGTCGCCTACCTCTTCGCCGAGGTCGCAGGCTTCAGCAAGTTCGGCAGCTACACCGGCAATGGCAGCAGCGATGGGCCGTTTGTGTTCTGCGGGTTTAGGCCGAGGTGGGTGCTTTACAAGCGCACGGATCGCGCTGGTGATAGCTGGATGCTGTTTGATACTGCGCGTGGCGTTACAAACTTGAACAACGCACAACTCTATCCAAACATAAGCAACGCAGAAACCACCGGATCAGGAATCGACATTGTTTCCAATGGTTTCAAGCTGCGTGACTCGGATGGCTCGCACAACGGCAGCGGCGGCACCTACATCTTCGCGGCCTTCGCCGAGTTTCCATTTCGCACTGCGCTTGCGCGCTAGGAGAAACCCATGTTCCTACTCAATTCAAAACCTCTCGGCCTGGATGTGCCGTTCACCCACGACGGCATTCAGTACCCTGCCAACTGGCTGCGCCTTGCCAGCCCCGCAGAGCGTGCTGCCATCGGCATCACCGAGGTGGCCGACGCACCTGCGTATGACGACAGGTTCTACTGGGGGCCGGGGAATCCCAAGCTGCTGGAAGACCGCGAGGAATCTGATGCTCAGGGCAACCCCCTGTTCGTCAAGGTGCTGGGCGAGGTGAACGGTAAGCCTGCAATGGTGGACAGCACCGAGCGTCTGGTCACCAAAGGCCTGAAGTCTCAATTCGTCGCCCAGGTCAAAGCTACTGCTGGCTCTCTGCTGGCGGCTACCGACTGGAAGGTGACCCGTGCTGCTGAAGGCGTGAAGGCTGTGGACGCTGACACGCTGGCCGCTCGCGCTGCGATCCGCGCTGCGTCGGATGCTAACGAGACGGCGATCAAGGCTTGCACGACTGTGGAGCAGCTCGCTGCATTGCAACTGTCCTGGCCCGAGTAAAGGGGTGAGCCATGAGCGTCGAGGTCGTTAAAGTCGCAACAACCGCGCAATACGGCGGCAGCGGCGCCGCCGTCTACTTCGGTCTAACTGCGAACGAGATCGCGGCGTTTGGCGGCCTCATCATCGCCATCATCGGCTTGGCCGTGAATATCTGGTACAAGCACCAGCATCTGAAGATCGCCAAGGAAAAGGCAGAGGATGATGCTTGACTTTGTCCTAGGCTTTGCTGTCGCGGGTTTTCTGGTCGCTTCGCTGATCGGCCTGATCAAGCTCGGCATTTGGGTTTTGATGTGACATGGACCCGATTACCGCATTCGCGACCGCGCAGGCTGCGGTGGCCGGCATCCAGAAAGCGATCAAATTAGGCAAAGACATTAACGGCCTGGTCGGCGAGTTCGGAAAATTTTTCGATGCCAAAGACGTTGTCCAAAAAGCGGCCAACGACAACGGCAAGAAGGGCCAATCCGACACCGGCAAGGCGATGGAAATCGTCATGCAGGCCAATGCTCTGCGCGAGGCCGAGGAGCAGCTGAAACACCAACTCGTCTATGGCGGATACCCTGAATTATGGGAACAGATGCTCATCCAGCGGATGAAAATCAAACAAGCCCGCGAGAAGGAAGAACGCGCCGCAAAGATTGAACGCAAGCGAGTGGTGGCCCAGCGTCTGCTAGCAGCTCAGATTATCGGCGGCGGCATTGCCGTCATTGTTATTGGGGTGATCATCATCTTCATCATCAGGCAGGCAATGTCGTGAGCGAAGAGAAGATTAACCACAATAGCCTGATCGAGAAGGTTCTCGGATACGTCGATTCTCCGTTCAAGCTATTCGCCATCCTGCTTATGGCGGTCTTTGCGTTTGTCGGGTACTTCGTCTGGCAGAACCAAGCGATTCTGATTGGCGCATACAACGAGCAAAGGAAACTGCCAAGCATCGCCGAGGATCGGGTGGAGGACGTTGCGGCGCACCTGTTTAAGAACACCGATGCCGCAGTGGTGGCGATCTTCAAGGTCAATCCGATGTTTGGCACCCGAGTTCTGTACAGGGCGTACACCAAGCAGGGCAGGGAGAAGGAACACGACGGGCTGGATGTCGGGCTGTTCACCTCAAACGTGAACAACAACCGCGATGTCGTGGCGCTGATGGCTGGCGAGATTCCATGCGGCCATTACAAGACGGCTCAAAGCGAGATCGGCTTGTGGTACATGGAAAAGGGTATGACCTACGGGTGCCGCATAGGCGTGCCGCCAGAGCCTGGAAAGCTGGTCGGCCAGATCACCGTTGGATGGAAAGAGGAACCGCCAGATGTCGATGCGTACCGCGTCCTTCTGCAAATCGCAGCAACCATGTTGTCAAGGAGTAAACAGTAATGGAATGGCTTAAACAGATTGCACCGACTATTGCTACGGCATTAGGCGGCCCATTGGCTGGCATGGCTGTCTCGGCCATCTCCAAGGCCATCGGGGTGGATGAGAAGGATGTCG